GCTGATTGGCCCTAGTACACGTCCTACACAAGTATCACCATCGAATTCCTCGAATATAGTGATTCCTGGTACGTATGTAAGTGCTTCAGCAATTTGTTCACCTTGTTGAGTAGTTACCTGAACAATACATCCAGTACCTACAAAGCACGCCTTGGTAGATTTCATCCACCCTTCTTTCTTAGAGGAGGCCTTAGAGATTAATTTAAAAGTATCCCCATTGCCCCAGAACTCGATGTCACTAACTTGCTTAGATGCGCCGTTAGCTTCCGTGTTGTTAAGAGTTTTCTTTGCCATTATTTACCTGCAACTGCAGATTTCAATGGACTAGATACTTTAAACTTAACCACATTCTTAGCTGGTGTGCTGTAAGTTTGTCCTGGTTTACCTGGTACTTGTCCAGACTTTGCAGCTTGTTCACTAACTTTGAAAGTCCCAAAGTCTGTTCCTAATGCTACGTTGTTACCCGCGATTAACTCACCTTTAATGATATCGATTAGCCCATCAAAAGTTCTTTTTGCTTCTGCTTTGCTGTCAAATACATCAAATTCAGCAAATTGCTCGATTAATTCTTGTTTAGTCATAATGACTCCTTTAAAATAAAATTTAGTTTTACGACATCGCGGTCCAATTCTAAAGGTATCGAGTTATATCTTCTGGTATATACTTATCCAGAGAGGTTGCCCCTACTAAGTCTTTACGAGCTCTAGTAACAGCCACATAGAATAAACGTAGTTCTTCTACCTCTTCAGATGTCCAAGAGTCCCTGTGTTTAACCATTATCTTATCTACTATTTGGGTTGTGTCGATACCAATTTCTACAGAATCAAATTCAAGACCCTTACTGGAATGACTGGTACAAAGTACTAAGTTACGTCCTGCCTTTGAATGCTCATGGGCTATAGCCTTAGCTTGGGTTTCCAATAATTCTCTTGGGCCATGTTTCATTAACATACTGACCGCAGTTTTCACAGTAGGGTTATCCCTATGGGCATGCATGATATACTTTAATGGAGTATCAAACTCCTTTTGTAACCGAGAACTCCTATAGTAATCCTCTGTATCATGCTGTAAAAACTTTAGAGTTGGGTCCTTAATGAATACTCCGCGCTTTAAGCTAATTAAAGCTAGAGGTAGCGCAAATATAGACTTAACTTTACGCACTAATGCATAAGGAGTCCCCGTACGATTAAGTTCCATCATACGTTCGATCATTTGTCCGTTGGTCCGTGTTATGTAAGCTCTAGTAGTTATTGTAGTATCGTTATGCTTTGTGCCTTTGAACCTCATATCAGGATCAAATGTATCCTTAGCAAAGTCTTCAACTAACTTGGCTATGTACGTACTAACCCTAAAAGACTTGGATAGATACATTTGTACACCAACATTACTCATAACCTCAAACCCATTTATTGTATGATTAAACGAGTAGATGTTCTGGTTAGGGTCTCCAACCATTACTTTCTTTTTAGCTGGCAAGGCCTTGAATATTTCCAATGTGACGGGATTCAAGTCTCCTGCTTCATCTAACAGAAGTATATCCATCTGATCAAGTTTAACGGAGCCATTAACAACTAATATATGGAAAAGTTTCATATAAAACTCATGAGTACACGTCATATCCCCAGATGCCATATCGGCTAGGACATCCTCACATATTGTAATAATAGGTTTAGGTATATCTAAACCATTAGCATAAGCTATAAAGGAGGTATGTTCCGATAGACAGAACATCTTTATATAGGCAACTACGTCAAGTTTATACTCATAGGGTATATCAACTTTAACATCTCTATACCCAAAGGATCCTACTTTAAGGCTACAAGGTATTACTGTATGTCTGTAAGCCAATTTGTGAGTAGTTAAACACTCAACCTCCTCAGGAAATTTACCAGCTGCTTCAGTGGCAATTGCTTTGTTATAGGCCATATATAAGCCTTGCTTAGGAGCTATAGCTTTCACTATCTCCACTAATGTCCAGGTTTTCCCTGAACCACTACATGCTGACACCTTAAGAAAGTCACAGGACTCCTTTTGTATCTCCGCTATAATGGCTAACTGCTCTTCAGTTGCACTCATTCAATTATCCTTTATATAATTATAATAGAATAGTAGGATGGCACTCCTACTACTCGATATAACTACCAGTTACTGTTACGCTCTTTTTGGGAACGTGGTTTTTGCTCCAGCTGACGCTGCAGCACTTGCTTGAGGTTTGTTACCTTTAGCTTCATCAGATTTAGCTTTCTTCCAAGCTTTAACATCTTCTTCAGTAATTCCGTCTTCATATTTAACTTCAGAAGCGTATGCTTCATCTTTAGCTAATTGAGTACCGAATACTACTTTTTCACCATTGTCAGAATTTACGATTTCTGATCCAGATGCGTTATCAGACGCTCTATAAAATCTCTTAATTGCTAGTTTTTCTTGTATTTCCCCATCCCATTTAGAGTAGCTAAATTGTACCCAGACTTTAACGTCAACGTCAGTTAACTCCGGTAAACACATAAGCTCTTTAGAAGAGTTTTTGAATTTAACTTCAGTTGGTTCTGGATCGCTAAGACCGTCTTCCCCTAATACTGCAGCTAGTGCTTCAAGAATATCCATACCAAAGATTGGTTTACCTTGTTTGTTGATAACTGTGTTACCATAAGACATAAACTTGTCTGTAAAATAATTTGCTTGAGTTGCCCCACCTTTAGTTGTTGCGATTTCACACGCTTTTAAATTCACATCGTAGATACCTGAAGTAGTTGCGAAACTACTTGTACCTTCCTTAGCTACTGATTCTCTGTTTACTGTAATAAATGCCATAATTGGTCCTTTTAAAATTAAATTGGTTGTGCTTAAAGCACGAATTCTGCGGCTTCTAGTTTAGCCCCTGTTAGTATATCGATATGATTATTAATGTCGTATTCCTCAACCGGTACAGATGCTGCTATATCTGGTATAGTAGATCTACATGGAAACTTCATTGATTGTTGATGTACAATTAGCTTATTAGATTTCTTCTCAATAAATATTGCATCATTAACAACCGAAAGCCAACTTCCTGACTTAGCAAACTGTCCTGAAGCAGGTATTATATGTCTAGCAGTATCTGAATCATATACAGTATGCGCTACGATAATAACATTAACACCGTTAGCAATTAATGTATCTTCAATATACCCATTGAATGCTAAAGTATCAGCATTATTGTTAGAATGTATATCAAATCCTTTATAACGTTCGCCGTTATGCTTTTGGATTGCAGAGTATAATTGAGTTACTGTATCGACAACAACTGTTTTAGGTAACTCATTATACCTATCCTGATACGCCCCTACCTTTTCATTAAGAGTGTTGATAAGATCATCCATACCTGTAAATATTGGGTAATTTACATGTGGTACTTTAAACCCGTACTCTTTCCTGTCAAAATTTACTACTAATGCATCATGGATTCCTGAAGTTATGGTAGATTTACCACAAGACTCAAATCCACAAACAAGTAGTTTTACTGCTTTACTCATGTATTGCCTTTAAAAATAAGATTTAGTTTCTGTTCATTACGGAACTAGCCTATGCTTTAGAAGGAAAGGCTGTTTTTGGTGTTGGAGGTGTATAGTTAATATCCTGAGCAATTATTGCTCGTAAGTCCGGATTTGCTTTATACATTGACACTGACTTAGCAATTAGGGCTAGTATCTTTCCTATATACTCGTGATTTTCATCTGTATACTCCTCTACAAATTCAAAATACCTAACAGGTAATGTCTTTGTAGGTCTTGTAACAAATGACAACTGTACACGTGTTACATTGATCCCTTTATTACGTAACATCCAAGCGTAAGTGTATGCCTGCCATTTGTATTTACGAGAGAATCCCTGCGGTTTGGTACCTGCGGTTTTGTAGTCAACTACAATAAATCCTCCTGGTACTGCGGGATCTTCGATTAAACAATCATAGGTCCCCCCAACATATACATCATCGTTCAGCTTTTCAAATAAGAATTCCTCAGTACCTTTAACTTTATAGTTATCCGTTAAGATAGTATTACTCACAAGTAATGAAGCCATATCAAACCATAGAGACCTAATTATATCCTTATCTACGTTCTCATCCTTTATCTCTGCTAAGAACTCAGTTACTTCCGCTTCGAATGCAGTAGTATCCCCTTCCTTCGCAGATACTTCAGCACAATGGTGTACTATTGTACCCAAATGTGTAGAAGTAGACCCTTGAAACGCTTTTTCATTACCGAGAACTTGTTCCCAGTAGTACTGAGAAGTTGACGTAAAGAAATCTTCAATCGATGACGGAGATATCTTAAATACCTCGTTGTTACCAGAATCTTTAATAATTGCATCCATTCCATCATAGTAATCAGATATTGCCATTAGGTATCCTTCTTGATCAAATTCTTTGGTACAATGTAATATGCTTTAGTGCTAGCAGGGGTATACCCTTCATACATCATACCTGGAGTTAAACGTGCACCAAATACCAACTCTACCTTATCCGCTAAATACTTTCTAATTACCGAAGTTACCTTAGTTGTAGAGAACCCCGCTGCCTTAGCTACGGTTGATAGTAGTAAGTTTTCTGTTACTCTACCTCTTTCCAATCTACTATTTATCAATGTTAAGATCTCTCTATCATTTTTTGTAAGAGCATCTCCTTTAAAATGGTCCTCAATAGTTCCTTTTACCTCATTCGTAGTAGATACAGTTTTTCCATCCTCTGTTTTGTTAGTTGTGACTGTAACACTTATAGTATCTTTTCTCTTTGGTAGCTTAGGCTTATTAGAGGCTAAGTTAATAGCTTCATGAAGTTCGGCTTGAGATTTAAGTACTTCTTTTGTGCTTGTTGGTGTTGATGGAGTTCCTGGTTCTCTAGTTACAGGTACATCCAGTTTAAGTGTGTTTACTGTAGGTATTAATGAGGTCACTACATGTAATGTTTGTGCTAATGTCAATAAATCTGCAGGAGTAGTAGTTTTACTCATTTGATTTAAGACATGATTATAAGTTGATTTAATTGTTGTCATCTTGTCTCCTTGGATCTGTGATGGCCTTGGTTGCCGAAATGGCGACTGTTATGTATTCTTCTTCTGCCCATGGATCTGAATAGAAAGTAATTTTTGATACGTGACGTATAGAATCATCAGGTATTATACCTAACTCCACTAGTGCGTCTGACATAACCTTGTCTACTACAGCTCCTACATTCAGTAAGTCCACTTGTTTTGGTTGAGAACCTCTGTAAGGATCTTTTACAGTTGGTTTACCCTTTGTAGGCTGTGTATGTATTGTGTATGACAATGATGCATACTTCATGGGTTTGATATTGGCTTCTTGTATAGCCTTCTTACAAAGCTCTCCATAATTACGCTTAAAATTGGCGGCTGCTATATAATGAAGGTTACGTTGTACATTAATAGTCATTAATGCATCTGATTTACGTTTCTTTGCCTGTGATTTGTAAGGTAGTGGTATTGTAAATATTCTCATATTAACCCCTTAAGTATTTGTAGTTTCTCGCATTACCGTAGTAAATATGACAATGCGTCGTCATTCTGCTAATACTTACGTAAAGTAAACGTAGAAATAAATCATAACTTATAGGAGCTGACCATTTAGAGGGTTTAGCCTCATAAGCAGCATATATGTCTGTAGCATCAATATACACCGTGTCGTATGTAGACCCTTGAGTTTTGTGTACGGTACATGCGTACAAGTGTTTCAGGTTAAACGCGTTGTTCTTTGTATCCCAATATTCCGTGTAGTTGTTAGACTTTTCAAGTTCTTCAAGGTAAGCATTCAAAGACGATGCATTATCCCAAGCAGTTATAGTAGCAACTCCTCCGATGTTAGTTACTACATCAAGTATGTAGTAAGGTAGTGTAGCGTGACGTTGTACCTTTGTAATTAGTACTTGCTCTCCATTCGTCGCTAATGTCATACAATCATTATATGTAATTGGTTTATCGATTACTACCTCATCACCAGCGTTATATAGTTCTTCAGTATTATGTATATACTCATTGTACTTGTTAACTACAGCATTTCGATAAGCCACTACTTTTTTATTTCCTAAGTCCTTATTGTAGGCTTCACAGAATGAACGATGTTCTGTATGCACTGTTATAGAAGGAATATCATCGATGCTGTCTAACGTTCCGCCAGTCTCTATAGCCTTACGTAAGTGCTTTAGAAACTTAGTTAATTTTTTATCTTTATTGGTCTGTCGAAGTTGTTTCGTCAGTTCTATATGTACTCCTTCGATAGCCTTTATATCCACTCCTCTACCAATAGCAGGCAGTTGTATAGGATCTCCTAAAAACAGGACCTTAGTCAAGGCTCCTGATTCAAGTTGCTCTAGTATGGTTTTGTATACCTTATGGGGTAACATAGACACTTCATCGACAATCAACAATGTACCTTGTTTAGGGTCTCGTACTTGTGCTAGAACTAAATCATAACCACGTTTTACCATCGAGTATCCCATACAGGACTGTGTGGTGAAAGTACGTTCCTTAGCCATAGTGGCTAGTATATCCTTTGCCTTATTAGTAGTGGCAGTGATTAATACTTCTCCGACAAAGTCCCTAATAATCATACCCGTAGTAAAAGACTTACCTGTACCTCCCGCACCCGTAAGTACTACAATAGGCTCACTACCCTTAAGTACTTCATTGTAAGCTAATTGCTGTTTCTTGTTAAGTGTCACTATTTTTCCTTAAAATTGTTTAATTTGGTCTTCTAGCGCGGATAGCCGGTGAGCCGGAAATGGGTAATCCCAATATTCAGAAATATCATTAACTAGTTTAATTATTTCCTCTGTAGTTGCCCCTAAGTCATAAGCTTTCCTTGCTGCTCGATACAGACTCCGTGAACCTTCTCCATGTTTTGCGTTGAAGGCAAATTCAAAGGTTGCGTATGTAGTTTTCAAAGCTGCGGATTTCTCCTTAGTTGTTAGTTCCTTAGGAGGTTTTGTCTCTGCTGCTTGTTCAATGGCTTTAGCTACATGTTCCTTGATGTCTATCGGACTTCCATCAATTACTGATAACACTTCCCTATCTGCATACCCAAAGAATATCTGAGATTGTGGTAAGTTGTCAATAGTAATACCTAAGAAATCCCCCACGGATTGAGTAAAGTACTTCCATTCCCTTGGAGCTAGATCTACTGGTGCATCAAGTTGAACAATTACCCTATACTTCTTTGCATTGTCTGGGTTAGATGTCCTTGCTATATGATGATTGATATCTTCCAGTATCATATGAGTCTCTTCATCTGTTAATGGAGTATCGTCTACGTCAAAGCATAGCCAAGTAGTACCCGATATAATATTCTCCCTACCTCGTATACCGTCCTTCAGTTTAAATGGTGTGAAAGCGATATCCAATGCTAATAAATCCCCTAAGCCAGGAAAGTCCGATTCTGCATATTGATACCCTGTTGCACAGGTAGCTGCTCGTTCCTGCTTGGTCCCACTTACTTCAACAAACGATGCTCCTATTACATCGGTACGGATTATCTCTTGATAATGAATATTATTATCCTTGAGGGTATAAATACCGTTAGGGTCGTACGAAGATGATAGTTCAATTAAGTTCTTCATCGATGTAGCTGGATTAGCTACTGAAGTAATGTACTGAAGTTTCTTAAGGGCATGTAATGAAATGCTTGCTTCTCCGTCTGCATTTGCAATAGATTTCATATAGTCACAAAATACTTCATATTTTTCCTTAACTAGTTCAGTCTCAAACTTAGCCATATCCCCGTCTATTAACTCAACGTAAGAAATTGCGTAAATTAAGTCCTGTTTGGTTATCGATGTACCACAGGCAAAAATCGCGAATGCCCCTGCTAGTTTAAGTGCTTTCCAATGTGCGTGTTTACGTACAATCATTGAGATGGGAAATCGTTTATCGATTTTCCGTGCTACCTCAGTGTTATACCTTAAATACACATTGTATATGTCCAATGCATCTTGATCAAGGGTTAATGGTACTGGACCACCTTCTGATAGATTACAATTTGCAATTGCTTCAGATAAATCATCAATGGCATCTCTTGCATTTTGTGCATCTTCCTTTTCTGCCTGTTCAGTTGCTAACATCAAGCTTACTGATGAATACTTAGGAGGTTCAATTTCTTCTGGGCAGAAAGTAAAGAACGATCTTCTTGCCAGTTTCGTTGAGAATTCCTTTTTAAATAGAGACTTAATCTTCTCATCAAATAGGATATTTTCGTGTGAACCGATGAATAAAGCAGATACCGCTAAATTCTTGATTTCAGGAGTTTGTTGTTCCTTATTCTTTAAAGGTTTAGCTTCCTTATACCCAACATCGTATAATTCAGACATCACCCTGATAGAAGGAATCATATCCGCGTTGGTTTCCATTTCACTACCTAACTCACCAGTATACAGGTAACCTGCTCCCACAGGGAGAGACTCGATATGTGCAAGATGATCAAGATAAGCTGCTGAGTTTGTCATTGCTGCAAAGAGAGTACCTGGAGCTTTGTAAAATTCCTTATGGTTCTCCCATTTCTCAGGGTCTTCTGCACCGTTAGCCTTAGCGGCTTGAATTGCTGCGTTAGTGGCTAATTGCTTACGAAATATATCAATTATGTGATACCCTTTTGATAAGGATGATCGTATAGCTTTAACCGTTCTATCTTTGTTTGCTCCTGAGGCCGCTAATACAAATGCAATTGTATTGATTGGTATTGCTGTTTTGTCTTCCGGTAACTTGATATACTTTCTAAATTGAGACGCATACAACATTAGTTCACTAACTGCTATTGATAGCTTCATATTGTAGGCTACATCGCCTAGTACGACTTCCGTCATTGTACTCAAATGTGGTGACATAGCACCACTAAATACCCCTTCTCCTTCGAGATGGGTTCGTAACATTTGTAACATTATGTACCTTTATTGTTGTAGTAAGAAATACTTCTTTTTCCCGGTAAAACCCGTTATTAATCATTACGTCGATCATGCAGCGTCTGCGACGCTGTAGTAGTTATCTCGCCTCGTTAGAGCGAGATAACTACTTAAGTAGTTGAGGCCCATTCTTGGGTAACAGGTGCGCTACGCAACCATATCAACTACCGTTAGTTATCTATTTCTTTTTCCTACATATTGAACATCATACTTTTTGGATACTTACACGATTGCCATGTACGTAAACCACCTAATACTTGTCCTTGAGGTTTCCCCACCTTTACTTGCTGTTTAACAGCTCGTACTTTTCTATTGGTCTTACGTGTTGCCATGATCCCATCTTTTGTAACATTTACGCCAAGTATTTTGATGGATCCGTATTTATGAAATCGAACTCTAGTTTTCGTAGGGTTAACTGCATATCCGTACTTCTCAAATACTGTTGTTGCTATGTTACGTACTTTTCTCCACATATCGTACTCTAAAGATATAGTTATATCATCAGCATACATAGTAATAGCAAAGTCTCCTAA